TATCTTCGCTGAAACTGGTGGTGCTGAAGTTGGTGTGACTGCCGCTTCCGCAACCGCAATCACCGCTGATGAGATCATCAACCTGGTGTACAGCCTCAAGCGTCCTTACCGTAAGAATGCTAAGTTCATCATGAACGACCAGACCATCTCTCTGCTCCGCAAGCTGAAGGATGGCAACCAGGCATACCTCTGGCAGCCTTCCGTGCAGGCTGGTGAGCCTGACCGTCTGTTCGGCTACGAGGTTCTGACCTCTCCTTATGTGCCTACTGTCGAGGCTGGTAAGCCTGTCATCGCCTTCGGTGATTTCAGCTACTACAACATCGGCGACCGTGGCACTCGTTCCTTTGCGGAACTGAAGGAACTGTTCGCTGGTAACGGTATGGTCGGCTTCGTTGCCAAGGAGCGTGTTGATGGCAAGCTGGTTCTGCCTGAAGCCATCAAGGTTCTGAAGATGAAGTCTGCGTAATGAAAGGAGGCGGCGGTGATGGAGGAACTGCTCGTTAAAGTGAAGCAAAATCTGATTCTCGACCATGCGGTGGATGATGCTCTGCTGAAAGGCTACATCACCGCCGCTATTTCTTATGCCGAGAGTTACCAGCACATCCCAGCTGGCACCTATACGGAAAATGCCATGCCTCCAACCACAGAACAGGCCGTCATCATGCTTTCGTCCCATTTCTATGAGTCCAGGGACGGCAGCACGGGCGGCTTCTTTGCGGATAGTGTCCAGGCTGGAAAGCAGGTGTGGGAAACCGTGAACCTGCTTCTCCGCCTCGACCGGGAATGGAAGGTGTGAGTATGAGTTATGGAATGATGAACGGTTTTGCGGATATCATCGAAACCAGGCATATCAAGGACAGCGAGGGCTTTTCTACTACGGTGGATGAAGTCCTCGCTTCTGTCCGTGTTTACAGGGAAGGTCGCCACGGTTCCCAGCGGTGGGCAAACCTCGCAGCGTTCTCTGAGGCGACTGACCTTTTCCGCTTCCGCTGTATCCCTGGGCTGACGATCACCACCGACCACATTCTGGTGTGCGATGGTGGTCGCTATGACATTACCTCTGTGGAGGATGTCAAAGGCCGTGGGATGTATGTGGAAGTGCTGGCGAAAAGGAGTGAAGCGACCAATGGCAAAAGTTGATGTGAAGATGCCGGAGGACTTCCTTTTGAAGTTTTCCAGGCTGCAGTCCAATACGGATGCCGTTGCGGAAAAAGTGCTGGAAGCTGGCGGTGAGGTGGTTCTGGCAAAGGTCAGCAGCAACCTGTCCGCAGTCGTTGGTAGTGGTACGAAGCACCCGTCTGAATCCACGGGTGAACTGGAAGCCTCTCTGGGCGTGACCCCAGTAAAGATGGACAAGCAGGGTAATCACAACATCAAGATTGGTTTTGCGGAGCCCCGTTCCGATGGAAAGAGCAACGCCATGATTGCCAACATTCTGGAGTACGGAAAGCATGGTCAGCCTGCAAAGCCCTTTTTGAAACCAGCCAAGTCTGCATCCAAGTCGGCGTGTATTGCTGCGATGCAGCAGAAATTTGATGAGGAGGTCAAAAAACTGTGAGTGTACTTTCTGACATTCAATCGGCACTGACCCCTCTGGGTATTCCGCTGGAAACTGGTGTGTTCAAAGACAAGGCCCCGGAGCGGTATATCGTGGTAGTGCCGATTGTGGATACTTTCGGACTCCATGCGGACAACGCACCAGCGTTTGATGTGCAGGAGGCACGAATTTCGTTATACGCCCAGGGCAATTACATGAAGGACAAAAACACCATCGTGAAAACGCTCCTGGATCATGATTTTACGATAACCGACCGCAGATATGTCGGTTATGAAACTGAAAACGGCTATCACCACTATGCGGTGGATGTAGCCAAACACTATGAAATGGAGGAATAACCTATGGCAACTATCGGTCTTGATAAACTGTTTTATGCCAAGATTACCGAGGATGAAAGTGGCAATGAAACCTACGCAACCCCAGCACAGCTGGCAAAGGCTATGAGTGCCGAACTCTCCGTAGAACTGGCAGAAGCTACCCTCTACGCAGATGACGGTGCTGCTGAAATCGTCAAGGAGTTCAAAAGCGGTACGCTGTCCCTTGGCGTGGATGATATCGGTGCAACCGCAGCTTCCGATTTGACGGGTGCGACCATCGATGATAACGGTGTCGTGGTATCTACCAGTGAGGACGGCGGTGACCCTGTGGCGGTGGGCTTCCGTGCAAAGAAGTCCAACGGCAAGTACAAGTATTACTGGCTGTACCGTGTGAAGTTCGGTATCCCTGCTACGAACCTTGCCACCAAGGGCGACAGCATCACTTTCTCTACCCCTACCATTGAGGGTACGATTCTTCGCCGTAACAAGGTGGACGGCAAGGGCAAGCATCCCTGGAAGGCAGAGGTCACCGAGGGTGATACTTCTGTATCCGCTGACACCATCACCAACTGGTATAAGGAAGTCTACGAGCCTACCTATGCCAGTGCTGCATCTGAAGAATAAGGAGGACTGACCTATGAATACGGAACGCTCTGCAAATATCAATATCGGCGGCGATGAGTACACGCTGCTTCTGACTACCAAGGCCACCAAGGACATCGCCGGCCGTTACGGCGGACTGGAGAACCTGGGCGACAAGCTGATGAAGTCCGAGAATTTTGAGATGGCAATCGGCGAGATCGTCTGGCTCATCACGCTTCTGGCGAACCAGTCCATTCTGGTTCATAATCTCAAGCATAAGGATGAACCCAAGGAACTGCTCACCGAGGAGATGGTGGAACTCTTGACCACTCCTGTGGATCTGGCAGATTACAAGGTTGCAATCACCGAGGCTCTTTACAAGGGCACCAAGCGCAATGTAGAAAGCGAGTCTGACTCAAAAAACGCACAGGTCGGGTAAGTGACGAAGAGTTATTTACCCGGCTTTTATATTACGGCATCGCCCACCTCCATCTGACACAGGATGAGGTGTGGTTGATGCCGTTTGGCTTATTACTCGACCTATGGGAATGCCACAAACAGTACAACGGACTGGCAAAACCCAAACGGGAGATGTTCATCGATGACATTATCCCAGACGGCATCTGATGAAGGAGGTGGTTTAGATGGCAGATGATTTTGGTCTGAAAATTGGCCTTGAGGGCGAGAAAGAGTTCAAAAAGGCCCTCTCTGAAATCAACCAGTCCTTCAAAGTCCTCGGCTCTGAGATGAAGGTGGTACAGTCCCAGTTTGATAAAAACGACAATTCTGTGGAAGCCCTTACCGCCAGAAACCAGGTGCTGAATAAGGAGATCGAAGCCCAGAAGCAGAAGATTGAAACGCTCCGCTCGGCTCTGGCCAACGCTGCGGAGTCCTTCGGCGAAAACGACCGCCGTACCCAGCAGTGGCAGATCCAGCTGAATAATGCCACGGCCACCCTTAACGATATGGAGAGGGAACTCGACCGTAACAATGCGGCTCTGGATGATGCCGAACGTGAAATGGACGATGTGGCTGACAGTGCGGATGATATGGGCGAGGAGATTGACGATGCCGCTGATTCTGCGGATAAGTCCAAGAGTAAATTTGAATCGCTGGGCAGTGTGCTGAAAGGCATCGGTGCAGCGATGGGTGCAGTAGCGGTAGCTGCTGGTGCGGCGGCTGTATCTCTGGGCAAGGAAGTCATCGCCGCTTACGCTGACTATGAACAGCTGGTCGGTGGCGTGGATACGCTTTTCAAAGAGTCCTCCCAGGAACTTCAGACCTATGCCGCCAATGCCTATAAGACCGCTGGTTTGTCCGCAAATGACTACATGGAAACGGTCACTTCCTTCTCTGCATCGCTGATCCAGTCTCTGGGCGGTGATACGGAAAAGGCAGTCAAGTATGCAGATATGGCGATTACGGATATGTCCGATAACGCCAATAAGATGGGTACGGACATGAGCCTTATCCAGAATGCTTACCAGGGCTTTGCCAAGCAGAACTACACCATGCTGGACAACCTGAAACTGGGCTATGGCGGTACGAAAACCGAAATGGAACGACTGCTGGCAGATGCCCAGGCCATTTCCGGCATTGAGTACAACATTGACTCCTATGCCGATGTGGTGGAAGCCATCCATGTCATCCAGGAGAGCATGGGTATTGCCGGAGCGACCGCAGCAGAAGCGGAAGGTACAATTTCCGGCTCTATCAATGCCATGCAGGCGGCTCTCCAGAATATGCTGGTGGGCTTTGGTGATGCGGACGCCGATATGGAACTGCTCTGCCAGAACATGGTGGATGCCCTCCAGAACGTCATTAAGAACATTACCCCTGTTATTGAGAACATGGTGAAAGTCCTGCCTACAGTAACGGGTGCATTGCTGGATGCCTTTTCTGACCTGCTCCCGACTCTGCTCCAGACGGTGACTGACCTGTTTGCCCAGCTACTGAATACCATCCTAACGCTTCTTCCCCAGCTGATTCCGGCTGTGGTGGAAGCCGTGATGACCATCGTCCAGGCACTTATTGACAATCTGCCCCTTCTGGTAGATGCCGCCGTGCAGCTGGTGGTCGCACTGGTAGAAGGTATCGGCATGGCTCTGCCCCAGCTTATCCCCGCGGCAGTCCAGGCAATCATCACCATCGTGGAAGGTCTGATTTCCAATCTGCCCCTTATCCTGGATGCAGCACTTCAGCTGATTATGGGTCTTGCAGAAGGACTGCTGACTGCAATTCCTGTTCTGATTGAGGCTCTGCCATCCATCATTCTGGCTATCGTGGATTTCATCATCGGTGCCATTCCGCAGATCATTGAAGCTGGCATTCAGCTTCTGACCTCTCTGGTGGCGGCCTTGCCGGAAATCATCACAGCAATCGTGGCGGCTATCCCACAGATTATTGAGGGCATCATCACAGCGGTGCTGGACAGCATCCCCCAGCTGGTACAGGCAGGCATTGACCTTCTGGTAGCACTTATCCAGGCGTTGCCAGAGATCATCACCACCATTGTGGCGGCAATCCCGGAAATCATCGGCTCTATCGTCAATGCTCTTATAAACAGCATTCCTCAGATCGTCCAGGCTGGCGTTCAGCTTCTGGTATCTCTGATTAAGAACCTGCCGACTATCATCGTGGAAATCGTAAAGGCTGTACCGCAGATTATTTCTGGTCTGGTATCTGCACTTGGCAAGGGCGTTTCCCAGATGGCCCAGGTCGGTGGCAACCTTGTCCGTGGTTTGTGGCAGGGTATCCAGTCCCTGGCTTCCTGGCTCTGGAACAAGGTGTCCGGCTGGATTTCCTCTATCTGGGATGGCATCTGCGACTTCTTCGGTATCGCTTCTCCGTCCAAGGAAATGGGCTGGGTCGGCGAAATGCTGGTAGAAGGCTTAGCTGGTGCTATCAATGCCAATGGTAAGGATGCGGTGCTGGCTGCCGAAGGCATGAGCAAGGATATCAACGATGTGATGCACGGTCTGGCTGATGAGATGACCACGGCTCTGCCTACAGAGTTCAATGTCAATGGTACGGTCAACCGCAACGATACCGTGTCCGGCATGGGCTGGGGCGGT